GACAAAAAAGAAATTGAAAAGGGATTCTAATGCCGTACTTTAAGAATTATCCAAAAATTAGATACCCTTTTGGTGGACAATCTAGCACATCAATTACTCAAGATATTGGTGTTTATATTGATTTAGTCGATAGGGCAAAAGATGATGGTGCTTTTTACACTGAATACTCTATAAAAAATGGTGATAGACCAGACACTGTTTCTCAGGATTTATACGGAACTCCAGATTACTACTGGACTTTCTTTTTAATGAATGACGATATTAAGTTAAGAGGTTGGCCTTTATCTAATCAGGCTATCACTAAAAAAGCAAAAGAAGAATATCCACATCAAGTATTAGTTACCCGTGAAAGTATGACTGGAAGATTTCAGTTAGGTGATATTATTAGAGGACTTAATTCTGGTGCGCATGGTGAAATTATTAGACGCCGTCCAGACATGGGCCAAATTATTATTAAATTGATTCCTAATCCAGATCCTGGACCTAATGAAAGTACTACTGCTATTCTTCAATTTGAAAATGATGAAGATGCTGAAAGTATTAGAATTGTTATAGATGCAAATGATGAGATTACTGGATCTCCATCTATGAAGATTGACAGAGTTATTGATGAATACAATTCAAAAGACCACTATGAAAATGCTGAAGGCGATCATGTAGACGTATTCCCACGTGCTCCGTATGTGCAGCGATTCCATATTCCTATTACGTATAGCCCAACAAATTATTATTATATTAATCCAACTGCAGATCTTACATCTGGGAATTTAACAAACCTAGCAATCTATTTTGACCCGGCATCTGCTATTAGTGCTACTAACCCTGTACCAGACTCAACTATTATTGCTGGTATTGTTGCTGCAGAACAGTTAATTCTTGTTCCTCAGCTTACTGCATACGGAACTGTTCCAGCGTTAACTACTGCACTTGTTGCAGTAGGACAAATGACCTCGTTAGAAAAGGCAACATATGACGGTGCAGCAGCTATTGGTCAATTAACTCTTCAGAGCTTAGCTGAACAAATTGCATTAGCAACTAGCGCAACCTCAGTATCACCACTAAAGAACTTTGAGGTGAATACAACTACATATGCTATTGAAGACACTAGTAATCCTGCAGATGGTGTTATTACTGCCGGTTCATGGCTATTTGATCTAGACACTGGTATTACACTTTCAACGTTTGATAACCTCGATCTAGACCTTACCCTTAGTGAAGCAAATGCAGTGTCCCTTTTAGGTAACCTACTTCCTGGGGCAAATATTCTTGTACTTCTGTTTACTGCATTACAGCTAGTAACTCAAAAACAACAAACTGGTTTACCAATTAGTTTGGGTGAATTTAACTTATTGTTTACTAGTGTTCTTAGACAGACCGATGCTGACCCTAATTATGTTGCAGCAATTCAGAATGCATTTCTAGAAATTATTACATATAACCTTCCTAAGTATCAGACCTCTGCATCTTCAGTTGCTGCAGATATTCCATTAAATAGAATTAAAGCAGAGTTTGATTATTTCTTCTTAGTAGATAAACTTATTGATATTGCAGGAGGTGCTAGCTCAGATAATATTGGCACATTGATAAAATACTCTGCAGACGATTACACTACAGCTGCTGCTAATGTGGCCACTCAGACAGCAACCTTTCAAGGCATTGCTACCGCCGGCGGACATTCGACTGTAGCAACATATGCTCCTACTTTAGTAGCTTTGTCTATTCTAACTCAGGCACAGTCAGATGCATACGTAGCAGCAGAAGCTTTAGGTCAATTAAATCTGTCTACTCTTATTGGTCAACTTGCATTTGGCGCAGCAATTGCGGCTAATCCTCCTACTGAGAAAACTTTCTATAAGGTCTTTTACGGTCCTGCTAATATTCCAGGGTCATCTTCATCTAGCATTACAATTATTAATCAATCTGGAGCATTTGAAGCAGTAACTATTACAGATACTGCGTCAAAAGATGATGCATATGACGAATTAAAAACAAGATTTGATAGTTATATTACATCGAACTATGATGACTTAGAGCCGGCAATACTAACACCAGTAACATATTTAGAAAAGTATGTTAGGCAAAATAATACACTAAAGACTATTAAGGTACTTAAGCCAGAAGTAGTTCGGGAATTTGATGCTCAGTTTAGAAAAATACTTGGCGAATCTTTAAGTGAAGAAATTATTTCTACGTCAGCATCTTCTGGAGTAAGTGCCTATACTGCTGTACCTGATACTAATGTAGCGGTATCATCTACTTCGTCTTCAAGCTCGAGTGGTTACTAATGGCACAGGTACAAGACTTTACTCCATATTATGTAGGTCAGACTAAGGTATTCGTATCCTCTTCTAGATTTGCTACTAAGGATATATCTGCTATTGTTCCAGAGATTAAAATCTTTGAGAATATCGGCTTACCTTATATGACTGCACAGATTATTATTATTGATTCCTCTAATGCGTCTAACGCTGCACCATTTATTGGTCAAGAGAGAGTCACTCTTGTAGTAATTGATAAGGAACTAAATCCTATTATTACTAAAGAGTTTATTTGTATGGGCATCGAGCTTGGACAAAAACTTAATGACGGTACTTCAACATATGTAGTTAAGTTAATTGAAGAACACGCAATGCTTAATAATACTACTAGATTTAGTAAAGTATATGAAGGTAAACCAGAAGAGATTACTAACAGTATTTGTGAAGAGCAACTTGGAGTAAGCGTTGACGCTGAATCCTCTTATCAAAGTCAAATGAGAATAGTTTTTCCTTTCACTATTACGCCACTAGCAGCTGCAATGTGGATGACTAGTAGATGTACTACCTCAACTGGATCGCCATTTTATTTGTATTCTACAATGGTCGACGACAATCTTCAGCTAAAAAGTTTAGAAACATTATTAAATCAATCTGCGTTCAATACTAATGACCCATACATATTTGCAAGAACCTCTGATGCAGAAGTTGGTGGTAGAGAAGATTACGGCATTCTTGCTAAAAAGATATCTGGCTATTCAATTGGTAATAATGAAGATACTCTATTAGCAATGACACGTAACGTATATGGTGCATACTATAACTACGTAGATACGTATGAACTTGGTAGTTACGAAAAAGTATTTGATCTTCCTACACCATTAGATAAACTTCCTAAGCCTAACGGCACTACAGAGCATAACTACGATCCAGCATTTTCTACTGGCCGACCTTATCACGAAGGTCAAAATTCATATTCTACTCAGATCACTACTCGGAAGTTATTTGATGACGGTATGTTTTCTTATAATGAAGAAGAGGATATGGAAAAGCATAAAAAGAAAGGCGAATCTCAAGCCCTTTATAATTTTATGGCACAATCTCCTATTAATATTGCAGTTCCTGGATTAGAGTTAGGGCTGGATCGATTAGGCAAAATGGTTGATGTGTATATTACAAAAGATATTCCGGCTGACCGAGATGATACGACTAAAGATCAAATAAAAGATAAAAAAAGATCTGGCAATTATCTGATATATGCAATTAAGCATGTGATTTTTAATAATCAATGGACGTCAACATTAACAGTAACTAAAAGCGATACGCTATCAGCGCTATCTGAAGAAGATGGAAAGTTAAATAAGGTTTAATTAATGGCAGATTTATTAAACACTATCCAAAAAGAATTTTATGGTGATGACGTTAGATGGTTTCTAGGTGTTGTAGAAGATAACCGCAATGACCCTGAATTCTTAGGAAGAGTTCGAGTACGTATATTCGGTCTTCATAATGCATATCTAGATGAAGTTCCTATTGAAAAATTACCATGGGCTACAGTGTTAATACCTCCGACCTATGGTGGAGTATCTGGTATTGGCAGAAGTCCTACAGGTATTCAGCAAGGCTGCTGGGTTTTTGGTATGTTTTTAGATGGCAATCATTCACAGAATCCGATTATTCTTGGCACAGTACCGAAAACTGAATTATCACCAGGAGATGATATTACTCCTGATGCCAAAATTCAACCGTCTTCAATTGAATCTACTATAGGACAAGCCTCTTATCAGAAAGCAGGTAATTCTTCAGTTATATCAGTAAATACAGCTACTGAAAATATAGTATTTGATATGGCAAAGCAAGACGGCATGACAGATGAAGCAGCGTCAGTCATGGCCGCTTGGGCTAAATCTCAGGAAGGAACTATTTAATATGGCTAAAATTACAAATCCTCCTAAGTTAAAAAGTGTTACTGATTATACAATTAGAACTGATCCAATTAATACTCGACCTTTTGGAATATACAATTTTATTGGTGTAGATTTACTTAAGTTTAATGAGTACTGTTTCAGGAAAGGTCTAAATAGAACTTCTGTAGAAACACAAACAGAATTTTTATTAAAAGAAATAAACCACAATTCTAATTTTAATGGTAAAGCATTTAAACAAGCAAAAACTATAGAACAAGCTGCAAGTATTTTTCATGAATTTATTGTTAAGCTGTCTGGAGAAAATTCTACGATAGATACAGCATACGAGTATATGGATAGGAATAACACATAATGGCCGCAGATCCAAACGCACAAGAAAAGTTTCAAAGATCGCAGACTGCAAGCTATAGTTCTGTAGACGCCAGTATTAATCCAGACTTTAAAGCTAAAAATACACCTGCAGTTCTTCGTTCAGAAACTCAAGATGCCAAAGATATTGTAAAAGGAAGTATTGAAAAAGATCTTAACAGTGAATACGGCAATGAGTTTGATGTACAACAACCATATGGAAATGAGTTTGATGTACAAGGCACAGAAGTAATTAATAATGAAAAGATTGAACATAGCAAACAGCCTCCACAATCTGAGCAAGGATCTTCTAACTCTACAGAAGGAGACGGAGATAGTAAACCATTATCTCCTGGAGGGCTTGCACCTGGACAAGCTAAGGCTGAACCAAATACATATGTTGATGGAACAAAGCCATCTAAAAAAAGCGGGTTAACTAGATATGACGGTACTTCAGTATCCGGTTCTAGTGGATCACATTCAAGTGATTTAGCATTAATTTTCTGTAACTCTAGTATAACGTATGCTAAAGATCAAAAAGTAATATATAGCAATACTACTGGAGGAGGAAGCGGAAGCGGTGCAGGAAAAAGTTCAGCTGAAGCATTAGGGAATAATTTAAATACGGCCTCTGAAGAATCTTTACCAGAAATTGTAGAAGGCTCTGGCCCATATACTGCCGAGGATTTTCCTAATATGACTCCTAAACAAGCACAGAGAACTGCAGATCAAATTAACTCGATGGATCCTTCAGTACAAGGATCTTTTGCAGGAGCAATTAAAGAATACAATAGTACTTATGCATCTGATGGAGAATTTTTAACTGTCACTGAAGGATATAGAACACCTGAAAGAAGTAATATGTTAAGAGCTCAAGGCATTAAAGCTGCTCCAGGTGGATACAGCTGGCATAACTATGGTATGGCTGGAGATGTTGCTATTATTACTAATGACGGCAAAAGTGCAAATTGGGATTCTAATGCATACTATAATAAAGTTAAACCGATTATGAATAAGTATGGGTTAAATAATCCTATTAATAATGATTCTGTTCATTTTCAGCCAACACAACTTTCTAAGTCCGTACCAGCCTCAGTTAGAAATAAATCAGTCACAGCATCGTCTTTACTAGGATAATATAATGTCAACAACATATTCACGTACGTCTAGTAACTCTAATAATATACAATTAAATTCTGATGCTGATGGTGTACAAGGAACCGGAGGCACTGGCACTCCTAATCCTTTAGGGGTTAACGAAGACTGGACGTCAGAGTCTGAAGATCAATATGTGTATGCTAATCCCGAATCAAAGCGATTAGAGGAAAAATATAAATCATCTCCTGAAACTAATCGTAATAGTTCTAGTTTAGATTTTTCTAGATTAATTGATGCTTCGGTAAAAAATTATACAACTAATTTTGAATTTGATAAGACTCCAGTATTTCTCTCTACAGAAATATCCGAAGGTGATTATATTGAAACTAGTGAAGAACTTGAAACATACTTGCGATTTTCTTATAGAGAATACACTGAGGTTATTGTATATAATACTAAGACTGATTATAGGCAGAAGTTTGAACGCCAAGATTTAATCAATTGGTATTCTGCAAATTTAGATACTAATGATGTTCCATTTCACTTATTAATTTTACAAGATGGAAGAATCCAAATCTGCCAAGATATCAATAAAATCACTACTCATACAGCAGCTGCCAATCATTTAGATCGTAGTATTAGTATTGCCTTTGTAGGTGGATATAATAACGGGTACCAAGATATTGACACATGTAGTCCAGCTCAATGGAAAACTTTCAATAAATTTATGAGGGTGTTTTATACTATTGTTCCAGGCGGGCAGGCGTGGGGACATAGCGATATTAATGATGCAGCATATGATCCTGGATTTAATGTAATATCTTATGTCGAAAAGGCGTACGGTAGTAGAAATACACTAACTATTAGTCAAGCAAAAAGCCTAGGAGCGGTTTCAACCGAAACTCTCATAAACTTAAGTAGAGCGAGAGGATTTAAATAATGTCTACAGGATTTAAGGATCCAGAAGAGCAGTATCCTACCCAGCCATATCAAAATGAACCTTCAACTAATAAGGCGGCTAGAGAAGAATGGGAGCCGTATGTTAAGTTAGCAGCAGATGCTCCGGCGGGAATAGACCTAGGTATTAAAAATGATTGGCAACCTAAGTATCCTTACAATAAGGTTGAGGAAACTTCTTCTGGCCATCGTATAGAAATTGATGATACCTCAAGTGCAGAAAGACTGTCATATGTGCACAAAGACGGTAGCGCTATTGAAATGTATCCTGACGGAAAAGAAGCCACAACTTTTTTACTTAATTCTGTAGGTAAAATGGTTAAGTTAGTCGGTGATGATTTTGTCATGGTTGTAAATGGCAATGGTGATATTCAGTACAATGGTAACCTTAACTTAAATGTAACAGGCGACTTTAATATTAATTGTAATAACTTTACTGTTACTACTCAGGGTAAACAAGTCGAAGAGATTAAACAAGAAAAGATTGAGAACTTTGTAGGCGATAGAGTAGTCACCACGCAAGGTAATAAGTCTGAAGTTGTATTGGGCAACTACACTGTAGAAAGCATGGCAGATACCCATATTGTAGCTAAGGGCGGCGTTAAGATTTCTGCAGAGGAAGATATTGAGATGCTTGCTGGTACTGAAATTCGTGAGACAGCTGAAGAGCGTATCACTTCTTCTGCACCAGAAAACTTTATGGTAGGTAGTTGTGTTACTGTTGCTGGTGCAAATGGTACTATTGGTGGTGAGAACCACGTGATATATGCTAAGTCAACCCACTCAGAAACAGTAGACGCTACAACAGTTCGAGCAGATGGATTCGTTGGAGACCTAAAAGGTAACGTTAACGGTAACGCAGATACAGCAACAACAGCAGTGGTTGCCGGATTTGGTAGCGGTGGAGGCGGAGGAAGTGCTAGCGTCACAGAGCAAGCAGCTTCTACTACTGCTAAACCAACTTCAGGTATTATGTCTGAGGCTCTTAACAAGACTAAGACATTAGGCGTTAGAAAAGTAACTGTTGATAATAGTACTATTTCTAACAGTGTAAAGGGATCTGACGGATCTTCAGGAAAAGCAACCACAGATAACACTGCAAGCAGGCCAGATACATTTGGGGATGGAGATTTTACAAATGGTTGAATTTAACTTAAACACTTTGACGTCAAGAGAAACACGTTCTATTTTAAGAGACCCAAACAATCGTGCCGATGGAGCATTTGTAGGATCATGCTTTGCTAAAGATCTTATTTCTGCTGATTATTTTATTCCTAGCCCTAAAAGAGTAAGAACATACTTTAATGAAAAAGCTAGTAAAAAATATGCCAAAGATTCTTTTATTAATTCCAATAAAGTCGTAAGATACCAAGAAGAATTTAGACCTAGGAGTATACTCCCTGATCCGTTGTATGATCCGCATAAGTTACAAGATATACAAGTTGGAACAAAGCTTGGTAAAGGCATTCCTATTTCAATGTTTATCAATGCGCCAGGCACTAGATCTACTATGAATCATCTTACTCAAGATGAAAGAATGACAATTGCTAAAAGACTGTATTGTCAAGTTCCGTTAATTTTAGGATTTAAATCTAATAAAAAGTTTAGCCAACATAGCCTTACAGTAACCGAAGGATTAGTTAAACCTGATTCAACTGAAGCTTTAGTACAAGGCGATATTAGAGATTTAGGTACACAAGGCAGAGCAGTTGTATATGAAGTTTTAAATTCTAAAGGCCAGAATGATCCATGGAAAACTTTTGAACTGGCAAATTACTGGAAAGACAATCATATGTTCCAGGGGTTAATTCTTCACTTTGATACAATCGACCCTAATCCAGTATCAGCAGCGCCTTCTCAAGAAAAAGATAATTATTTTTATGAAGGTAAACAGTATCATGCAGAGATTATTGTAGTAATGCCCAAAGTGGACTCTTATTATAGAGGTAATTTTGAAAGAAAAGTTCGTACTGATATTAACTTCAGAACGTTTATTCGTAATGGCCTTGGCTTCTTCCAGTATAAATAAAATCAATCATACAAGAAAAGAATTTAAATGGCTGTCACTAAATCACTTGCAATTGAAGATGGAAACTTACAAACACCTTCGATTATTACGACAAGAAAAAGAAACTTTAGCGATTTAGACTTAACCTTTACGGCTAAGACCACTGGTGATGTATATAAAAAAATTGATGCTGGTGCAGTTAAGCAATCAGTAAAAACAATTTTGCAAACAAATTATAATGAAAGACCATTTAACCCGACATTTGGTGCTAACTTAAGATCTAAGCTATTTGAAAATTTTACTGCAGAAGAAAATGCTATTGTAATAGAAAATGAAATTAGAAACGTTTTAGCGTTTTACGAGCCAAGAGCTTCCGTTTTAGTGGTTGACGTTAATGATAATCCAGATAGAAATTCTCTGGATATTCGAGTAGAATTTAAAGTGGTCAATACCCAAGAGATTGTAATACTAGAGACTTCCGTATCGAGGATTAGATAAAAATGGCAACAACTATTCAAGCATCTGACTTAGACTTTGACAATATCAAAGCGTCGCTTAAGCAATATCTTTCTAGTAAAGACGAGTTTGAAGACTATGACTTTGAAGGATCTGCGCTGTCTAACATTCTAGATGTGTTAGCCTACAATACGCATATTAACGGACTAGTTGCAAACTTTGCATTAAATGAAACATTTTTACCAACCGCACAGTTGCGTACGTCTCTAGTTAACCACTCTTTAGCATTTGGTTATATTCCAAGATCTAAGACGTCTTCTAGAGCTACTTTAAATATTTCAGTTAACTTACAGTCTGCAGCAGTAAAACCAGAAACTATCACTCTTCCTGCTGGTTGGGCTTTTACTGCAACGGTAGAAGGTGTAGAATATACCTTTAGAACTCTTATTGATTATATTGGATATGATACTACAGGATCCGGCATTTACACATTTTTAGATCCACTTGGTAATCCTACCGTAACTGTATTAGAAGGTGCGGTTACTGTTAAAACATTTATTGCAGAGCCTG